CGTAGCTCTCACTGGCAACGTTCGGGTCGCGAATCAGCCCGCATGGATGTACCGCACGAACACGAACGTGACGCCCTACGAGCGCATGGCGTGGACGGTCGACGATCTGATTTTCTACGGCTACTCGCTCTGGAAGGTCACTCGCGGCGAGGCCGGCGCGATCCTCGAAGCCGAGTGGGTGCCGACGAGCCAGTGGTCACTGGACGAGAAGAACCGGATCACGATCAACGACGTTGTGCAGGACGAGAAGGCCGTCATCCTCTTCAACAGCCCGTTTGAAGGTCTGCTCACTGTCGGCCGACACACGCTCAAAGGTGCCCGCGACCAGGAAGCCGCATGGGTCGGACGGGCGAAGAACCCCGTACCGATCATCGAGCTACACGTCACCGAAGAGTACGAGGGTAAGCCGGAAGACATCAAGAAGTATGTCGACGCCTGGGCGCTCGCCCGCACCCAGGAGAACGGCGCTATCGGCTTTACCCCTAAGGGCCTCGAAATCAAGACCCACGGCGAAGTGAAAGCCGACCTCATGGTCGAAGGCCGCAACGCAGTGCGAACGGATGTCGGCTCGTTCGTCAACATCCGCGCATCCATGCTCGACGGCACGGCCGGCATCGACTCCCTGACCTACTCGACCACCGCCGGCGAGAAGAACTCTTTCTACGAGTTCGATCTTCCGTTCTGGACGGACCCCATCACGAGCCGGCTATCTCTCGACGACGTAGTGGCACGCGGTCAGCGGTCGGCCTTCGACTTCTACGAGGCCTACTCAGCCACCCCCAACCCCACCGGAAGCCCAACAGAGGACTAAGCCCATGAACGATGAATTCACCGAAGCGGGAGACTTCTCCCTCGACGCAGCTACGCGACTCGTTCGCGGCCTGCTCATGCCCTGGGACGAGGTAAGCCGGCCCTCCAACGTCGCGCCAATCTCCTTCGCCCGCGGCACCCTCAAAATCCCGCGTGACGTGACCGTGCTGAACGCGAACCGCCGGCATGACCGGCACGACCCGGTGGCCCGGTTCACCCGCACGATCGACACAGAGCGCGGTCTGGTAGCGGAGTTCGCGATCGCCAACAGCGACGAGGGAGACACGTTCATCCGTGAGCACGCCGCCGGCAAACTTCGCAAGCTGTCGCCGGAGGTTGTCAACATCGTCCGCAACGGCGTGAAAGCCGTCTCCGCCGCGCTCACCGGTGCCGGATTCGTCGACGAAGGCGCTTTCAAGTCTGCCGCTCTCTTCGCTCTGAACCCCGACGAGACGGTCGACGAAGCCCCGCCGGCCGATGACCCGGCCGCGCCGAAGGAAACGACGAGCGTCATCAGCGACGAGTTCGTCGACGAGGCCGGCGTCAAGCACAAGCGCACCATCACGACTACCACCCGGACCGAAACGGTCGACGGCGTGGAAAAGACCACGATCACCGAAAAGACGGTCATCGAAGAGCCTGGCACCCAGGCACCCAACCCAGAAGAGGAGCCTCCCGTGGGAGTCGCAACCGCACCAAACACACTCGGCACCGGTGATTTCTCGGCCGCCCAGCCCGTCACCAAGCGCGAGGCCTTTGCAACGTTCGAGGCGATTCGTTCCGGCACGTTCGACGCCGCGCAGGTCGCACGCCTGCACCCCAGCTTCGCCTCACAGGCCGGCCTGTTCGCGCTCAACGATGTCAAGTACGACGGCGACGGTTCGGTGCAGCCCGACGAGCGCCGCGCGCAGTGGGTCGACGAGCTGTGGGACGGCCGCGAGTTCGTCCAGCAGATCATTCCGCTCTTCTCTCACGCCGACCTGACCGCGAAGACCATCAAGGGCTTCCGCTGGACCAACAAGCCGGCCGGTGGATGGTGGGCCGGCAACAAGAACAACATCCCGTCCAATGTGCCGACCACCGCTCCGGCGACGGCCACGGCCGAGATGTGGGCCGGCGGTCACGATCACGCGATCGAGCACCAGATTTTCGACACCCCCGGCTACTTCGAGAGCTACTTCAAGGCAATGACGGAATCGTACGCTGACGATTCCGACCTGAAAGCCTTCGAGAACGCTTATGCCGGAGCGACACCCATCGAGGCGGACAACCCGGCCGGCCTGTCGATCGGTGCCGGCTTCTCGGCCCTGATCGACGGCGCGACGGAGGTCATCACCGCCGGCAAGGCGCTGCCGACGTTCGCGCTCGTCGCGCCGGCTCTCTGGAAGTCGATGATGAAGACCACCCAGAACAACGTTCTGGGCTACCTGGACGCCGCTCTCGGCCTCGAAGCCGGCTCGCTCGCCGGCGGCGGGTTCATCCTCCGCCCGTATGCCGGCCTCGAAGTGGGCGAAGTGCTCGTGGGAGCGAAGGAGGCCATGACGGTCTTCGAGCTGCCCGGTACGCCGATCCGCGTGACCGCCCCCGACACCGTGAAGGGAGGCATCGACACGAACGTGATCGCGGCCTTCGGCACCCTCGTCAACAAGACGACTGCGCTGCAGCTCGTTACCCCCTACACCGCGTAGCCAGCGGCCACCCTCCACCCGATAAGAAAGGCAGGCTCGACCGTGACCTACTACGTGGGCGATAGTCCCTCAGAAGACCTCGTGGTCGAGCCTGCCCGCAACGATGAGCCAATGGACCTCGCGGCCTTTGACTCATGCACCGTCACCCTTCGCGACGAAGCCGGAACCGAAGTGGAGTCGGCCGGTTTCCTCGCAACCATCGAGGGAGACACCGTGATTGTGGAGTGGCCAGGTGGCGAACTGTTCGCAGATGCCGGCCTCTACACCCTCACGCTCGTTCTCGAATCCGACGCCGGCGCACGCGAGCGCGTCGCCCCCGTTTACATCGTCATCCAGGGCGATGACGGCTGGCTGACGCTCGACGCGGCCCGCGAAGACTGGCCCGACGCCCGCAAAATCTCCGATCGGCTGCTACACATCCTCCTGAGCCTGTCCAAGAGCGAAGTGCTCAGCTACGGCGACCCCGTGCCTGACGGCGAGCGGCCCCCACTGAACTACGTGAAGGCGCAGGGCGACCAGGCACGGAACAAACTCAACGCCTCCAAGGTCGACCCCGCATCGGGCGGCTTTGGAGACGAGTCATTCATCATCAAGCCTTTCCCGCTCGACTGGGCGATAAAGCAGACCATCCGCCCGAAGACGGCTCTCCCGGTGTTCGGCTGATGGCCGCGAAGCCGGCACCCGTCACCGTCCGCAGCACGGTCATGGCGGCGCTGAAGCCGCTCCTACCGAAGTCGTGGGCGCTGTTCGAGTACAACACCAACCTTGACGAAATAACGGTGCCCACCGTCGTCCTGTCGTTCGAGCGTTACGAGCGCTCGAAGGTCGCTCCGCGTGCGATTCGCTCGGCCACGTTCGTCCTCACGATCGTGCAGCCAATGATTCACCCCGGACCCGCCGACGATGCCCTCGACGCCGACGTTATCGACCTGCTCAACGCGCTTGACGACATCGCTGAGGGCGTCGCCACAGTCGTGTGGACCACCGCCGTGCGTGGCGTGGCGTTCGGCCGGCCCGGTTTCGACATCACTCTCACCGTTCCCAATATCCAAATCAATCAGGAGGCATAACAATGGCAGTCGTCACCCCGGTACCGATCACTTTCAACGCGGCAACGCTGAAGATCGGTGCCAACAACTACGAGCTGTCCGTCAGCGCGTTCAGCCTGACCCCGACCTACCCCGAAACCGAGTTCAAAGGCATCGGCGGTAACGTCATCGCCGGCCAGGGCACCCCCACATGGGTGTGTGACCTCTCCTACCCGCAGGACTTCGCATCGGCCACCGCGCTGGCCATGTATCTGTTCACCAACGCCGGCCAAACCGTTGTCGCAGACATCACCCCGAAGGCGGGCGGACCTGGCTTCCGGGTGTCGATCGTCCTGAAGGCCGGTCCGATCGGCGGCACTGTCGATGAACTTCTTGCCGGCTCGGTCAGCCTGAAGGTTTCTGGCCAGCCTGTCACCCCGATCCCGGCATAAGTCGTGCGGATCAGTGTCTTCAACTCGAAAGAGCTGCAAGGCACGATCCTGCTCGTTCGCAACTCTCCCCGTGAGGTAGCGAAAGAAATTCGGCAACGCACCAAAGCGGTTGTCGGTCCGGCTTGGCAAGAGGCAATCAACGCAGCGACCCGCACTCGTGTGCAACAGCTCGTGATTGCCGACACTGCGCGAGTCTCCGTCTCGGACCAGAACGTGACCCTATCGGCCGGCTCGGTCGGTAGGGCACTTTCCGGCGGTGCCAAGCCGGTCGAGCTGATCGTCGGTGCCGAGTTCGGCTCGAACCGTTACAAGCAGTTCGGTGTGCGGGTCAGCAAGGGCAAGGTCTTCTACCCGGCCGTGGCCACCGTC